ATTTATAGTTGTGGCCCACCAATACCATTAGGTAATCCAGAATATTGTCTAAATTTAAAAAGGAAGTTAGGTCTTTGTGCGGTAGCTGATATTTGGAATGGCTTTGAACGCATAAATCCCGTTCCACTAGGTGCTGACCCTCCCTTCATATTACCACCAAAATAATTAGTTCTAACACTTTTTCCATCAGTTGTCATTACAACAACAGATGGCATGATTCCATTGGTTCCACTGGCCCCACCAAATTCGGTTCTTCTGGCAATCGCAGATCGTCCACGATGACTTCTATATCCATTTCTTGGCATAATATAACGTATATTAAGATAATATATTATGATGTAATATATTATCATTTATTTACTATAAAGCTGGAGCAGTTACTTTGTTTAAGCAACATATCCACTGCGTGAACCAGCGAAGATAAGAGACTTCTTACCAACACCACCAGAACCAAGAGGATTTCTAGAAAGAATATTACGCTCTCTCATTGCTCGCTCTTGTTGGGCAGGCGTTAATCCATATAACTCGGATAATCCTTGACCACCCTTGATAAGTATGTGACGATATATACCAATATTGGTCACTCCAAATCCAACACGAGGACCTAACCCGCCCATAATTCCGAAAATTTTAGTACTATTTGCAATAGAAGGAGTGTGTCTAGCACGTTTGCTACCATTCATTAAACCAGGCATTATATAATGACTAAATATATTTTTTTATTTATGTTTAGATTTTTCATTTACTCTAGAATACATTATTTTGTGAATACATTATTTTGTGAATACATTAACATTATTTTGTGAATACATTAACATTATTTTGTGAATACTTATTTATAGAATATACGAAATATACATAAATAGATGTCCTCATGTTTAAGTATAAGTATGACAGAGTTTAAAATAACAAATGACGACGATTTTATTAAATCAGAAGATGGTTTAATCTTTAATCCATATAATTCTACAAATGTTGAGATTACATTGAGCCAAGTTCAATCTATTCTGACTAAATATGGTGTTCCTGGAAATATTGACAATTTAACTCTCTATAAACGAGCCTTTATTCACAGATCGTACACAAAACGCCCCCAATCATATAACGAACAAGAAAATATAACAATTACCGAACGCCCATATGATTGTCTTCCATTATATACTAAATCAAACGAACGATTGGAATTTTTGGGAGACGGTGTGCTTGAACTTGTTACAAAATATTATTTATATCGCAGATTTCCTAAAGAGAATGAGGGATTTATGACGGAGAAAAAAATCGCATTAGTAAAAAACGAAGCAATTGGTAAATTAGCACTTGAAATGGGTCTTCACAAGTATTATATTATTTCTAAACATGCCGAGGAAAAGAAGACAAGAACAAATTTAAAAAAACTGGGTTGCCTATTTGAAGCATTTATCGGCGCATTGTTCTTAGATTTTAATAAGATGACATTAATGGACGAAGAAGGATGGTTTAAATCACTATTTACAACTGGTCCCGGATTTCAAATGGCGCAGATATTTATTGAAGGTATATTTGAAAAACATATTGATTGGATGAAACTAATTCAAGACGATGATAATTATAAAAATATTCTCCAGGTAAAAATTCAAAAGGAATTCAAAGACACCCCTCATTATATTGAGATTGGGCATACCGATGAAACTGGATATGAAATGGGTGTATATTTGTGTTTAGGACAAAAGATTCATGAAGTATCTAGAGAACATGCGACAGATTATAGAAGAATTGGTTCATTTGAAAAAATCCACGAACGAATGGAAACAGACGGAAAAGTATTCATTTATTTGGGTCGAGGACAGCATAAAATTAAACGAAAGGCCGAACAAATGGCATGTGATGAAACATTGAAGATGTTAAGTCTAGTCTAGAATTCAGCAACCAAGTTTTAGTATTGAGTATATACTTCTTTTTTTATGTGTTCATTTAATATAGATAATGTCTTCCAGGATTTTAGACAAATTAAAAATAAAACCAAATCCAGAAAAAAACGAAGATAATCGTGTTGAGATAAAATTTAATAATACCACTGATAATACAGGTGATAATACCACTAATAATAACGAAGAAGTCGTTTTAAGTACAAGGATTATTGATAAAATAGATACAAACGAAGAAGATCGTCAAGAAATGTTGAAAAAATTTTCTATGATGACAACGAGTAAAATACCAAAACAAAAAACAGAAGCGAATATTGTTGAACAACCAAAAAAAGTTAAAAAACTTAATAAGAAATTGACATTAGTTAGTGAAGATATGGTAGCAGAAAAGAATACGGAGTCACAAATCGAAAAGATGGTAAAAGAAGCAAAACAAGTAGGACAACGTGTAGAACAAGATCTTGGTGAAGATTTTGGAGTCAAACCAAAGGGGAGGCGCACTAAAAAGGCCACATTTGATGTTATTGCAGACGATGTAGTAGTTGAGTATGTCGGAAACACTTCCGTGAAAGAAAGAATGCCTGTTAAAGATAAACAGGTTTTGCTCAGAGCCAATTCTTATTACATGAATAATCGTGAATCATTTATTGGTTTTGTAAATGCTCTATTCAAACCATACAAGGAAGAATTTAAAAACGCCGAATCTTCTTTAAGTTGTGATAGACCAGACGATGCCAAGTTTGCACTATTAACTCATCAAAAGGTTGTTCGTGATTATCTGAACTTGTATACACCATATCGTGGTTTATTGTTATATCATGGTTTAGGTAGTGGTAAAACATGTACTTCTATCGCTATTGCCGAAGGTATGAAAACTGACAAGCAGATTATAGTTATGACACCTGCATCGCTAAGAATGAATTACTTGGAAGAGTTGAAAAACTGTGGGGATTTACTTTACAAGAAAAATCAATTTTGGGAATTTATTTCTATAAAGAAAACTGATAATAAAGGAGTAAATACGGATGAAATTATTGATACACTCTCTAATTTGCTACACTTGGGTAAGGATTATATAAAGAAACAGGGTGGTGCATGGATGGTGAATGTAACCAAGACTACTAATTACGACACCATACCAGAAGATCAAAAGGTCACTTTAAATGCTCAGATCAACGAAATGATTCGAAATAAATATCGATTTATTAATTACAATGGGTTATTAAACAGTCATTTAAAAGGATTAACAGAAGATTATAGTATCAATCCGTTTGATAATAAAGTTATTATTATAGATGAAGCGCATAATTTTGTTAGTCGTATTGTGAATAAACTAAAAAAGCCAGAATCTCTTTCTATGCGTCTTTATAATTATTTACTTTCTGCTGAAAACTGTCGTATTGTCATGCTGACTGGTACGCCTATGATTAATTACCCAAATGAAATATCCATATTGTTTAATATTTTACGCGGATTTATAAAAACATGGTCTTTTCCTCTCACTATACAGACTGGGCGTAAGTTTAACAAAGAAGAAATGACTAAAATATTTGCCAAATATGAAATATTGGATTTTTTGGACTACAAGCCCACTTCAAAATTATTAACAGTAACAAGAAATCCATTCGGGTTTATAGATGTAACAAAAGATAGCTTATATAAAGGTGTATCTAATGTAAAAACTGGACAACGAGGCAATGTAAATGATGTGGAATTTGTGAAAATGGTGACTTCTATTTTGAATAAAAATGACATTGATGTCAACTCTAGAAGCATTCAAGTAGATAATTTCAAAGCTTTACCAGATAGTCTAGATGATTTTAAAAAACGATTTATTGATGAATCTACTGGAAAAATGAAAAATGATAATCTGTTTAAGCGCCGAATATTGGGATTGACCTCGTATTTTAAGAGTGCACAAGAACAGCTTATGCCATCGTTCAATAAGGACATCGATTTTAAAGTAATAAAGATTCCAATGAGCGATTTCCAATTGGGGGTATATGAACAAGCCCGCATTCAAGAGAGAAAATTAGAAAAGGAATCTAAGACCAAAAGAAAGGCTCCTGCAAAACCTACTGATAATTTGTACGACGAAGCTGTTTCGACTTATCGTATTTTTTCAAGAGCCTTTTGTAATTTCGTTTTTCCCGCTGAGAAAAAAAGGCCTATGCCAAAAGACGGTGAAGAAATTTCAGACTCATTAAAAGAGGTTGTCAATGAAAATATTTTAGATGCATTATCCGTAAAAGACACGATTGATAATGCTGGTGGAAAATATACATTGGAAGATACTGCTTTATTAGAAGCCGAACACAAGAATGAACAAGATATCACTTATGACCAACGCATCAAAGATTCAATGACTTTCTTAAAAGACAATTCTGCAAAATATTTATCTCCCACCGGATTGGAAACATACAGTCCAAAATTCCTCACTATATTGGAAAATCTACAAGATCCCGAATATAGAGGATTACATTTGATATATACACAATTTCGCACATTGGAAGGTATTGGAATTTTGAAGCTCATTTTGGAAGCTAATGGATTTGCTCAGTTTAAAATCAAGCGCGATGATAGCGGAACATGGAGACTTAATATGTCAGTTGAAGATATGGGTAAACCTACATTTGCATTGTATACTGGAACCGAAACACCAGAAGAAAAGGAAATTATTCGTAATATATTCAATAGCACATGGAATTATGTTCCTGATTCAATAACAAGTGACTTGGCAAGAATATCCAGTAACAATTTATACGGAGAAATAATTAAAGTACTTATGATTACCGCCTCTGGCGCAGAAGGAATTTCTCTTAAGAACACCAGATATGTTCATATTGTTGAACCATATTGGCATCCAGTGCGAATAGAACAAGTAATTGGTAGAGCTCGAAGAATTTGTAGTCACCAAGATTTGCCACCTAATTTGCGAACAGTTCAAGTATTTTTATATTTAATGACATTTACAGAGGACCAAGTGAGTGGTGATAAATCAGTTCAATTGAGATTGAAGGATGGTAGTAAATTCGATGACTCAATTCCTGTAAGTAGTGATGAAGCATTATATGAAATTTCCACAATTAAAGAGACAATTAATAAACAATTATTAAAAGCTATTACAGAATCTTCGATGGATTGTACATTGTATAATCGACCAGGTACCAAAGATGCTGTTTCTTGTTTTTCATTTGGAAAAACACTTCCCACATCATTCGCATATAAACCGTCTATTAGTAACGAAGAATCTGATTCTATTACGGAAAATAATAAACAAGAGATTGAATGGATACCTAGAACCGTGAAAATTCCAATCGATGGTATAAAGCGCGAATTCATACAAAATACTACCCCCATTGTTAAAAGAGATCCGAAAACAGGAGCATCTTTGAATTGGTATGAGATATATGATATGGATAGTTACAATGAAAGAAAGACACATGGTACAGGAGACCTGATGATGGTGGGATATTTAATACAAAAAATAAATGCAAAAACTTTTAAATTTGTTCCAGCTTAATTACACCTTCATTACAATTGTATTACACCTTCATTACAATTGTATTACACATTCATTTGCGTATATAATTTTTAATAAAAATACATTATAAATTATATTGGTTATGATATTGATAGTCACGAGATGGATAGTCATTTATTTTCGTATTAATCGTTTCATATAGTCGATAAAATTTGATGGTTTGGGAGATTCATCTATATCACATATATAAGCATCTCTTTTTCGTCGTCTAGTGGAGCCTTGTTCTAAAATTTCGACTCTATTACAGGTTGATGTATTATACATATTAATTGGTTGACTATTTTTATTTACCTTTGGAACATCGTATGAATCTCGAGATGTCAATGTTGAACATATATCATCATTCTCTTTCGTAATGTTTTCATTACAATCCTCATCTAAGTATATTGTTTCTATACTACTAATGCTATAACTACGTGTAGATTTTTCACTACCACTATGTATGTAAAATTCCATACTATCAGTACGCGGTTTATTGATTATTTTACAAGCTTGCTCCAAACTATTATTTCGGCTTCTATTTCTCATATTACAATTATATAACATCAATATTTTATTTTTAACTGATATTTTTAACTGATATTTTTAACTGATATTTTTATCTTGTAATATTGTAATAATTTTCGAACACATATTTATTATTTGAGATTGTTGTTTTTTTAGAGAATCGATTTCTTTTAAAATCGTAGTTTCATCGTATTTATCGTGGGTTGGTCTAGATAATGTATATGGTTCAGTATTTGTAGTTGTAGATGTAGTTGTAGATGTTAATAATTCAATTGACTCAGTTAGTTCATCAGTCGGGTTTGTAACTTGAGTTTTTCGTTTTAAAATATTTAAAATATTATTTACTTGTGTTGTTTCAGATGTATTTTTTGGTTCATCTTCTTCTTCTTGAAATGAAACCTTTTTTGTATTGGGTGACGAATCTCTTCCGTTATTTATCCAATTTTCGGCATCATTCGAAACTGGCATTACCTCTAATTCGCGCTCTCGGGTTGCCAATCGTTCTGATATCAATCGATCCATTTCATCGCCAATTGGTTTATCTTCTCTCTCATTATTGTCAGTAAATACAATTTCTTCTGGTTTAGTTACCTTACCTAAGGATCCATTATCTTCTTGATATTTCTGTAACTTCGTATTAAATTCACTTAACTTTTCCTGTTTCAAATCTTCTGCCTTGTATACAACCTGGATCTTGGGTGATTCTCTAGTATTCCTTTCCTTATTTATTTTACCAATCATTTCTTCAATAGTAATCTTATTTTTATCAATTAAACTTTTGTTTGAATTATTCAAATTTATATTATAAATAGTGTTTTCAAATATATGTTTTATTTTGTCAAATTCACTATTATTGATCCCATCAAATATATTGCTCTCTTGTAGAATCCCCCAGAGTAAACCTTTATTATCATTACTTGTGTATTCCATATACACAAGTAGATATTTAATATTTAATATTTTTATTGGATTATTATATTTTTATTGGATTATTATATTTTTATTTTCACAATCGGTAAATTTATCATTTGTGAAAATAAAGCTTCAATACTAATCAACATTGAAGTATTCATTTCTTAACTTGAATACTTCCTTATCATCTATTCTATTATTTAAAAAATGAGATAAATTCTTATCCTTTAACATTTGAATAATAAAATAAAGACAATACATTCCACATTCTGTATTTGTACGTTGATGTTCTATTTTATTTTCTTTCACCTGAAAATCTATACCTAGTTGTTTTCCCTGGTTTACTATTGTTTTTACTAATTTGTTTACTTCTTTTGGAGCTTCATCGCCATTGCTATCAAAATAAACAATTGTCTTGTTTTTTATATTTATAAATATGGCTATCCAATGAGCTCCCTCTTTATAATGAGGATCCGTATTCAATATAATTCCTATTTTATTCTTATGTCGCTTTATCTGTTCGCTTAAATTAAAATTACACAACTCTTCCCATACACATTCGCCGTACAATTTGTGGGTGTCGTAATCGATTGGTGATGGTCCCAGAAATTCAAAGCATTTATAAAATTTTTCATATTGTCTCATTACCGATTCTATGTCTAAACTACTCAACCATTCATCTGGATTTCGCTTCCAAATGGTTGGAGCAGATGGAGCAAAAGTATAATTTAATAATTCATTATTTAATTTACCTGTCATAAATTTACTTCTTAGCCAACAAGATTCACGGTGACATATATGCGACATTGCTTTTTTGAAAAAACTCCATATTTCCTTTGTATCATTGGATGAAATTTTATCTTGAGGATGTCTAGCGTTCCAATAATTCTTCATCTTAGCTAATGCTTCATCGCTATAACAGGTATATTGTTTATTGTTTGGATTAGGACTACATTGTGGTTTAAATTTTTCATCGTGACTGTGATGGTGTTTTTTATGGCGTGACATTGTTTTTTTTACATGTTTCTTTGATTTATTCTTTCGTGTCTTCATTATAATTATAATTATTAGTGATATTTTTCTTTTTTTCTACACATTTTAGTTCGTTGTTTTGTATTTTCTCTCCTTTGGGTTTAATACCCTTTGTCTTATGCTGACGAGTCTTAATATTCACATGTTGTTTTTTGGGAAATATCTCTTGTTTTTTTGATGTTGATGTTTTCACTACATATGTATCAAGGTTTACTTTCTTTGTACTATCATTATTTGTCATTAAGTTATCGTAATGTATAAAATCTTCACCCGAAAGTAATATATTTGACACATCTGTACACGTATCTAAATCTATACTATTAGTGCCATTATTACTGGAATCTTGATATTGTTTTTGCATCAGTTCACTTGTATCAATCATTTTTAGGTACTCTATACACCCCTTTATATACATATCAAAATTATTCATCATCGATCGGTCGTCGATTTCATTCCTAAATAATTTTTTATTTAAATCCAAAATTCTTTTTTTATAAAATCGTTTTTCTTTTGTATATTCTAAATCATCTTTATGGTTAAGTGTACGCTTTAATATCTGTTCATATTGTGATCTATTTGTAAAATAAGACAATGTCATACTGTCAATACTATTCATAGAAATATCCATTACATAGTTATATGAAAAATATATTGACATTGTTACACCAGAACTATATCCATCATCGTATGAAGAATATTTAACACTCGTCTTGATTAGATGAATCTTTTACATCATATCGAGTATGATTATTAAATAGTTTATTTGCTATATTCATGTTATTTGGATTAAATGGTGTGAATTCAGGTTTGTCAAATAAAAGGCTATGTGTCTGTGTTTGAGGTACAAAGTCTATTTTTGTTTGATATAAATCACTATTACTAGATGGAACCCATTCTGATTGTTCACATTTTTGTAGAGCGAAAAATTGGTTTCTCAAAGTAGATTCTGTATTTACATTATTAGAAAATCCACTCCACGGAGCAGTTGCATTACCAGGATTAAATGTTTGGTTGGTTGAATATGACTTATATTTATTTAAAGGGACCGTTGGTTTTTTGTATTGGTCTAAGACTTGCATATAACCATACTTGGTGGATGTGGGGCGAATCGAATATTGTGGTTGTAAACTATTCGATGGAATATTTCTACTTGAAATACGACTATTTATTTCATCTACGCGCTCGTGATTGCATGTATAATAGCCATTGACAACTTGAGATATAGTATTCTTAATGCTCATTATTATATTATAGTTATAATAAATAAACTAAGAACATACCTAAATAACAGATTGTTCGATTTATTAATATAGATAATATTTATATGCATAAATTGCACCAAACATTTTTTGAAAGTGCGTTGTACTTATCTTATATACTTTATTTTATTGCTTATTTCAATATTGGTATTTACACTCCAGAATACTTAACAGTCTTACAATCGATTATGAAATATTATGTTATCATGTTTTTGTTAATACGATTTAATCCATTTGTCGTTACAAATTTTACCGAGTTCGATAGAAAGGTTGTCTTCTCTTCTGCCATATTCCTATTAACAACGACAGCATTTAATGACTATGCCAAAAAATTTGAATTGTTAGATTTAGTAAAAAAATGGAGGTAAATACTTATTTACCGTTTTACCGTTTTATTCTTGGATTTTATTTTTGTCTTTGGTTTACGCTTGTATGTTCTGTCGGTTTGTTCGTAAAAAAACTTCTTTAAATGTTGCATTATCATTTTCCCAACAATATTATCAATGTCCTGCTCTTTTTCTGTTTTTTTAATAACATCGTAATTATATCTTTTAAATTCATTTTCCATAATAGTCTCAAAATTCGTTCGATCTTTCACAGGTACTGATTTATTACCTATATCGGATTTTAAATATGTATCTAACATTTCTGTCAGAGTCAAGCTATGTTTGTATGCCTTTACATGAATATAATATACTTTATCACCTACCATACCATCATGATAGACATCATCAATAAAACATAGATCCACATTTTGTGGTATTTTGGTACATCGTATTAAATCATCAATCGTTTTATCGTGTGAAGTACGACCTATTTCCACCGGTTTGCCTTTCACTTTAAACGCTGCAATAATTTGGTCAAATAATTTGTAGTTTAATTTAGTATTAAAATATTTTTTGATGTCCATAGCCCATGATTTAGGACCTTGATTATTTGTATAAATCATTATTTTTTTACATTTGTTATCCATTTTCTTTGTTTTCAAATAATCGAGAATTTTAAAAAGTTTAGGTCGAACAAACTCAGGATACAAATCTAGTAATGAATCAAAATTTCGTTCACTATAATTATTATTTTTAAAATAGGTGTTTAGACAATCACAAAATATACCAAATTCTGTGAAATAACCTAATGTTTCGTCCAAATCAAATACTACTATTTTATGTGACGAATCCATTAATTCTGTAATATATTATATATATTGATTAAAAATCTAACCAATAAATATACTCTTTGTATGGATTTGACAGCTTCCGATTATAAAAAAATAGCTAGTTATTATCAAATCCCTAAATCAAAAAATAAAACATATAAGGAAATTGCTGAACATGTATTAGCGTCTAAATTATGTAGGTGTATTAAATCAATTGACTCATATAATAATAATAGTCCCAATAAAATTACGACAACAAAGAAAAATAACGAAAATGCTGCAATCGGTGTATGTAGAAAAAGTATATTTAAAAACAGAAATATTGATTTTTATGATTTTAAATGTAAAAAGAAACCTCGTCTGATTAAAAAATCAAAATCTTCTTCGGCGCTTACAAAAACCTCAAAAAAGGTGCGATTTGAAAAACAAGTCAAGAGGGGGTCCAAAACATTAAAAAGGAGAAAAAATTAATGTTTTATAAGGTTCTCTTGTGATTTATTAATTTAGATCGTATGTAACAGGTGTAATAATAAATCTGAATATTATCGCGTATATTATTATGGCATATATATGGACTTTATATGATTTGTTTTTTGTAAAGTTAAATAACTTTATAGGCAAGTCTAGGCCAAACCTACCAATAATAGATAATAATATACCAAATACCATACCAACTATAATACTATAATTATTACCATAGTTGGAAATAATATAGTAATTTATTAATCCAAATATACCATATAATAATGGTATAAAAATTGGAAATAATTCATAAGGAATCGTCGATGGGCGATTTTTATTATTATAAGCAATTCGAATATATCCTAGAGTAATTATAGAAATAAAACTTGAAATTAAGAAAATAGTAATCAGTTTTTTTAATTTCATTATATATAATATATATATAATGAAAATTAATAATAATTTATTAATTCAAACATCCATTGCTGCTATTTTAGTAATTTTTGGCGTAGTTACTAAAAACTCATTCGAACAATTGGGATTTCCAAATCATCCAATAGGGAAACCGATTGGAATGGGCATGTTTATAATTGGTTGGATATATCTTGCTTACATATTATCTATAAATAAACCAAATAAACTAATGTTTATACTTCCTTCCGTAGGAATTGTTATTGCTGTAATGATGATGAAACAATATATGGTTAAAAAACAAACTCCTCCTATGATTTTCCCATTAATCTTTGCAATATCGTGGATAATGCTGGGGTTAAATGTTGGAAATCATTTATCTGGTAATCAAAAATATATAGGATTATTCGCAAGTTTATTGGTATTATTAAGCATGATGCAAATGTTACCATTTCAAAGAACAAATAATATAGTTGATGGTCCTGGAATGCCTATTTTTGTTATAGCATGGGGTATATTAATTATTTTAAATAGTAACAGATAAGATAATCAAGTAAATGTGTAAAAATACATCAATCAGTATTGTGTATTACTTATCCAAATAATCCAGCGCTGATATGAGTATTCTCTCTTGGTCTGTTAATTTCTGGAATATAATGTTTTCATCTATTTTTATTTGAAACCGACGATTCATGTTATTTTTACAAACAACATGTATACCAGTTGACATTATTTTGATGTCGATTATAAGACCCCCATTTGTCAGGTTAATATTTTCTGGATTTTTTAAATTAATCCATCGAATATATCGCCCATATTGAATATCTGTTAGATCGTCGACATATCGATAATCCTGTAGTTTTTTATGAAAGAGTTTTAATTTATCACGAGGTAATTGTAGTTTTTGTAAATAATCGTTTTTTAGGGCCTTTATTTGTTTACTAGTTAAATTCATTATACTTGTATTATTCTCATTGTCAAGTGCTTTCTGAAGACATTTACCTAGTTCTGTATCAGTGTCTATACAATCGTCAGTATCGGTCGATTGTTTGATATTATTAATCATTATAATAAAAATGTATTATATTTTTATTATATTTTCATAACTATTGTAATTATCAATCGACAATCGACAATCGACAATCGACAACTTATAGTAAATATTACCCTTACTTATTATTTTGAAAATAAGTTCAAATCCATGGATCCGCGAACCAATAATATATACACAATTGTGTGAAGAGCTAGTCCACTAGTCGTTGGACAACCGTTTACATCTGCCAACTTACCTAAAAACCCTCCTAATATTTGTTGTGTGAATTTGTAAGTATATGGATGTACAACTAACATAAATATGAACGCAGAGAAGATAGAAATCTGCCATTTTGTATAACTTGAATCAGCCATGTATAGTATATTGTGATATTTTTTCAAATTTACAGACATGCATATTATCTATAATACTATCCTATAAAATCGCTAAATACATATATAGTTGTATGTATTTAGCGATTTTGTCCAATAAAATATATCGATTCGTGAACCACTATTTTTCATAAAAATCGACATGAAAACACCAAGAATTGTGAAATTTGGTATTTCATCAACGAAAATAGATAAATGTATGCCTAAAATGTCTATTTCATGAATTCGTCCAATAAAAAAAGTGCCCAAAAACCGGGTTTTTTTATCGACGAAAAGTGCTAGTAGCCACACCCTAAAATGTGGATTTCGGGAAAAACGGGGATAAAAAATGACTTTTATACACTACATGTCAAGGGAGGACATGTGTTATTATTATATTATGGTTCCTTGATGATGTAGAGAAGTGCCTACATATGTAGGGAAGTTTATTGGACTGAAAATAGTGCACTGTATACGATACATGTAGGTAATTTCACTTTTCACTTTTTTTCTATACTTCATTTGACTTTTCAAAAAAACACACAAGGTTTTTGTGTTGAATTTTAAAATATGGCTCAAGGATGTGAAAAAAAAAGTGAAAAAGTGATTTAGACCATAATGCTCACAATCCAAAAAAATTTATTTTTCATTTGTTATTGTAAAAAAAATCTATTTTTATGAAAACAATTTAGGGGTAAAATTCTATTAGTCTAATATATGGGTAAACGACTACAAAAAACCCCTAAAAATGAAAAGAAAAAATTTACCTGCGAACCTTGCTCCTTCGTATGTAGCAACAAAAAAGATTTTTCTCGCCATTTATGCACTACAAAGCATAAACGACTAATTTCGACTAATAAAGGACTAATAAAAAAAACCCCTCTAGTGAGTGAGTCTGAATATTTTACCCCTAAATTAGACCCGTTAGCATATGACAGTAACAGCAAAATGGGTAAAAAAACCCCTTACGATAATGAATCAGAAAATGTAATTTCTATTTTAGATGGCTTACCAACCCAGTGTGACCATTCTGCTACTAAAAAAACCCCTTACCCTTATGCGTGTCAAATATGTGGTAAGTCATATATACACATGACCTCATTATATAAACATAAAAAGGTTTGCTTGGAGTATGAAGAGGATAGTCAAAATAATGATTCAAATATCGACTCTACAATATCAAAGGAGAAGGAATCGGAATTTAAGGAGCTAGTCCTATTATTATTGAAGGAAAACAAAGAAATACAAAAAACATTTGTAGAACTTATTCCACACTTCAAGGGAAATATTACAAGTAATAGTCATAATACTACTACAAACAATAATCAATTTAACATAAATATGTTCTTGGATGAACATTGTAAGAACGCGATGAACCTAACTGATTTCATTAATTCATTGCCCATTACGAATGAAACATATGACAATACCATAGAAAATGGACTAACTAAAACAATTACGAATATGGTATTAAATGGTTTAAATGATCTGGACTTACTACAGCGTCCAATACATTGTACTGACCCTTCACGGAAAATAATGTATGTAAAAGACAATGATAGTTGGGAAAAGGATAATGATTTAAAAATGTTACTACATGGTATCAAAACAATATCTTCAAAACAGCGCACTACAATAAATAAATGGCAAGAGGCCAATCATGGGTGGAATACAGACGAGAATCTACAATCTAAAATGACAAAATTAATATTTCATTCCATGACAAATGTAGAAGATGATGAAAAAGAAACGAATAAAATCATTCGTGCTATTAGCAAGTCGACACATTTAACAAATGAAATCAAAAATGAATACCTTTGAATATTTATTATTGTAGTGGAAATGTTATAATAATTATATTTACAGTTATGTAGGTATAATTATTAAATATTATTGGAGGTATTCGCAACATAATTTAAAATGGTGTTCCAAAACCACCACCGAATGCGTCATTTGCAGCCATGGGTTCCATCACGGGACTATTTGCTCCCACCATTGGGTTTTGGGGACCAGCATACATATTGTTAAAATCCGGTTCGGATTGTTGTTGTTGAGGAGGAGCCTGTTGATTCATTGAATATTCATTTGTACTACTCTTCATATTTGTCATCTGAGGTTGTAATTGTGACGGAATGTCGATATTTGGGTTTCCACTATATTGTTGAGATAATGGTTGTGTAACACGGACTTGACCAGCTTGTCCCTTTGTGGGTTGTACTTTTTGTTTGGAACCGGTTTGCCCTTCATACAAATCCCATAATCGGTCTACCAATATTTGAACCTTTTCGCCCATTTTACTTTGCATAGTGATTGATATCAATAAGATTGATGGGATAATGTTAATGATATTTACATCACCGTAAGTTTTTTCACTGTATGTTGGTACATAACATATCATTTTGTGAATAAAATACAATGACATGAACATAAAAGATGATTGTCCAATTACTTCTAGTAAAATCATGAAACTTGCTTTGTCGTCGTCAACTTCTGGCACATAATTCTTGGTTACCTTTAATACTGATACAACTGGTATTATTGCTAAAACTGTATACTGAAGTATATTTAATAATAATGACTTTTGATCATCATCAAAAGGAAACACCGTTTTTATAAACCCTTCACCATTGGTATTTGATTTTTCTAACCTATCCATATGATTTATAATAAGATTTAAAATTATTTAAATACATATTTTTATTCTTTATATAATGTTGAAACACGCAATCGATCTAAATAAATACAAGAATAGAGATCCACGACCATCAAAAGATACTTATCACGAGGAATACCAATATTTGAATTTGCTAAAAGACATCATCGAAGAGGGTAATATAGAAGAGGGTAGAAATGGAAAGGTCTATACCGCAATTGGATCCGCTATGCATTTCACTCTTGAAAATGGTAAAATTCCTATTCTTACTACAAAAAAAACGGCTTGGAAAACTTGCTTAAAAGAATTATTGTGGTTTGTGAAAGGACAAACCGATAATAATATATTAAATCAACAAAATGTTCATATATGGGATGGCAACAGTAGTCCCGAATTTATGAAGTCTAGAGGACTATCACATTATGTTGATGGTGATTTGGGACCACTCTATGGGTTCCAATGGAGATTTTTTAATGCCCCCTACAGTTCATGTAATGAAGATTATACAGGAAAAGGAGTTGATCAACTTCAACAAGTAATTGATTGTTTAAAAGATCCAGAACAACGTAGCTCTCGAAGAATGGTAATTAGCGCATGGAATCCATGTCAAACTGATAAAGGCGTCTTACCTCCATGTCATGTTTTATTTCAATTTAATGTGGTAGATGGTAACAAGTTAAGTTGTTGTATGTTTCAGCGCAGCAAAGATGAAGCAGCAGGCGCTCCATTTAATATATGTTCCTACAGCTTTCTAGTACATTTATTAGCAAAACATTGTGATTTAATACCCCATGAATTTATACATTACGGTGGTAATTGCCATATCTATGCGGAACATTTAGATGCTATGAAAGAGCAAATAACAAGGACGCCTTATCCTTTTCCAACAGTAGAAATTTTAAACAAGAGAGATAATATTAATGACTATGTATTAGAAGATTTTAAGATACATGATTATCAACACCATCCACCTATCAAAATAAAGATGGTTGCTTAACTTCGTCTTGAATAGCGTCGGCATAAAAATAATTAGCAAATATTGGATTAGGTGATTTTATACGATGTAAAATAGTAGCAGTACATACATTTAACTGTCTTCCTGCTTCTGATGCCGATATATAAGTTTTTCCATCTATTAATATTTCTCTTGCATTTTTTGGTAGGGTTCGTCCATATTTTGCTATGTTCTTTTGTTTAGTTTCCTGAATTTTTTTCAGTGTTTCTTCACTATGATGTTTTCCAAAAAAATTATTGTTTTTACCTGTATATTTACCTTTTCTAATTTTTGAAAAATATTGTTTAGTTTCTTCACTATGATGCTTTCCTTTAAATGATGAGTCTCTACCTTTATTAATAATTGATAACCGTTTTTTAACTTCGTCTGTATGTGTTCTTCCATACATACCATTTTTTTCTCCACTTTTCCCCCACCGTTCTTGTCTTTCTTCTTTTGACATTTTACTAATTTTTTCTTTTTGTGTATTTTTTCTTTTTTCTATAATTTCTTCTCGGTTTGGATGATAAGTTAGCATATCACCACCACTACTATTATAATGTAAATTATATAATTTATCTCGTATAGTCAAATCTTCCAAGTAAGAAAGTTCATATTCTTGTGCTTCTTCTTCTGTTTCGCATTCTTGTAAAATTTCATAGGTAAAACATTCAGATCCATATTTATTATATGCTCTTTGCATTAGAATATTACAATGTCTATTTGTTTTTAGTGTTGAACGATGTATACACCATCTATGGTTTATA